CTTGAATGTGTTCATCCCGGGGCCACCGGGTACGCCAACGTTGTTGCCAACGGGTACATAATCTCCAAGGACACAAAGGGTTCCCTAGCAGTTGGGCCGCCGGCTATTGCAGTTTTCTCGCATCTTTAATTATGCTTTCTGTTAGATTGTTTTGGAGATGCCAGATGGAGTTGAACCATCCTAGAAAGTTTTGCAGACTTCCACCTAACCGCTCGGACATGGCATCATAAAATAATTGGCGGGGGTGGAAGGAATCGAACCTCCACTAGCGGTTTTGGAGACCGCCGCACTGCCATTATACTACACCCCCAACTAACTGGTACCTGGTGACAGTCTCGAACTGCCGACATTCGCGGTGTAAGCACGACGCTCTACCAACTGAGCTAACCAGGCAAAAACTTGGAGCGGAATACCAGAATCGAACTGGTGTCTAGACGTTGGCAACGTTTCGTTTTACCATTAAACTAATCCCGCATTACTATCTATTATACTGTACTTATCATTCGTTGTCAAGTGGTGCTCTAGGAAAGAATCGAACTTTCTACGCAGTCTTACCAAGACTGTGTTATGCCATTTAACTACAAGAGCTTGGTACCCCCGCTCCGAGTCGAACGGAGAAAACTTTTCCTTTTGAGAGAAATGACTTTGCCAATTTGTCTACGGGGGCAGGTTGGTGGAAGGTCGTGGAATTGAACCACGTTCTTATGCTCTTCAGGCATACGCTGAAATCACCAGACTAGCTCACCTTCCAATAACTTATAGTATTGTTCTTTTTCAACAATAACAATATTTTTATCTGGGTACGTTTTCAAAACAATTTCCATCTTTTCTTTATCTCTTCCCCACCAATGCCCTTTAACTTCTAAAAATACATCGTATGTTGGCAGATAAAAATCGGGGGTATAACAACGAACTTTGTTGTCCATTACATACTCTAACACATCTTTATTAGTTTTAAGTTTTTTCCACTCTATTCCCAACTCCTCAAACTTTAAAGCAACATTTCTTTCCCAAGTACCTTGAACTTTTTGCCCTGCAACTTCGTACCATTTTGATCTACCACCTTTATTGTTAATAGATAATTTTTGGCTAATTTTTCGTTTAGTTTCTTCTGTATGTTTTTTTCCTTTAAATGTACCGGGCAATCCTACATTCCAAGGAACCTGAACGCCTGTTAGTCCTTTGTTCCATGCAGGTTTTCCTACTTGATGTCCGCCAAAAGATACTCCTGGATTTGTATGTGTTCTGTAGATATGTGAAGTGGTCGCCTGCCGGCTAGTAAACTCACGTTGGCATTCCTTACATACCCACGTATTGTTTAGTTGGTAATAGTTATTCATACACTTATTTATACCTAAGCGCACCGCTATGACCACATCAGCTAAAGTTGCATTAGAAATCACGAACACTCTTTAGTTCGGCAATTTCTTCTTCGTTGAGTTCTCTACGACGTTCAACGTGTCCACCGTAGTAGCCGTTGTGCGTGTTGCGTACTTCTAGGTCGATCCAGCCACGAGAGGTTTGAATACTCCAAAACGCATCTTCAATGACATCATACGAGTCCTTGTCCTCGTTGGCCACATCGCTCCAACCTTTGGTTTCTTCGCCCAGTACCTCGGTACCACGCAAGATATCAAACAAGTCGCCTGTGCCCAATGCGTTGGTGCAAGTCAAGTGGTTGAACCAAACATCGTTGCAACATTCCCCACTGGCATAGTAGCCTAGATACTCGCCTTCTATGGTCCTAAAAGCGATCACTGTTTTGTCATCGTTGACCAGTACATCATTGATACGCCGTCCAATTAAGTCTGTAAATGTTCCCACGACATTCTCCGTTATATTACTGTTACTTTGTAAGTAGTACGGTGTGTCACTGTGTATTGTCCATACCCAATAGTGGCACCATCTACTCGCTCTAATTTAACCAGTCCCAATCGGGCCAGTCGTTCTGCTTTTGCTAGATCACGTCCGCCAGCAAGGCTAGCATATCTGCCGGTAGCGCCGTTACGCAAACGGTCGTGATCAAATGTAAAACTCATTGTGTCATTGCTCATAGGGTGCTCCTATATAGTTAATAAAAATGGTGCGTCAAACAGGACTCGAACCTGTGACCCAGCGATTATGAGTCGCTTGCTCTAACCAACTGAGCTATCAACGCATATTATGTTTGCTTTAGGATATGTTTAGCCCATTGATAATAATGGCTAACTGCTCCAGGATATCCCATTGCCTTTAATGCTTTATTCATACTCTTAGTATTTGCATAATGCATTTTTAATTCTTCTTCTTTGCCTTCAAAACTTTTAAATTTACCTTTTAAGATTTCTTGACATGTATAACTGCAAGTCTTTTTCTTAAAATGGTTTCTGAAGTCTTTTCCACAAACTGCACAATTTTGATATACGCTATCAAAATCATAAACTCTTCCTTCATGCCACCCGGTGGCAATAAACGTAGATAATTCAGATTTTTTAACTTTTTTATTTTCTTTTAAGATATCGTTAAATACCCAGACAGATCCAAATTGGCTATTACCTTTTCCGGATTGTGAAACACTCATTGCAACTGAATGTTTTTTTCTCAACCATTCATAAACTCTATTCCCTATTCTATTATGACCTGTGCCACTAACAGTCATCATAACGGCCGCTTTCACAAGTTTATGATTACCCGGATTATTCTTAACTAGGCATAAATGTGCTATAAAATGTTCTCTAGCTGTTAGATTTACTAAATTATCAATACTATCATTACCACCTAAACATCTAGGAACAATGTGGTGCGATTCATAATATTCACCATCTATTAAACATCGATCTCTAGCACGATCTATTAAATTTTCGTATATTTTCTTATAATCCATTACTTCTACTCCTAGTCTTTACATAGAAGTATTTATGATAAATGGTACCACTGGCGAGATTCAAACTCACATCGTACGCTTTAGAAGAGCGGTGCCTTATTCAGTTAGACTACAGTGGTGTTGGTGCAAGTACCCGGAATCGAACCGGGACGAGTCAAACTCGGCAGATTTTAAGTCTGCTGCGGCTACCGATTACGCCATACTTGCGAAGCCTATAAAAAATACATCGTTGTATTTTTCTTTGAGTCGATTAAAAGTATCAATTGTTGATTGGTACTGTTGGTGTGCGTTATCAAGCACATCGTGTGCTAAAAATTCTTGCTCGGTGAAAGTTCCCCAATTGGCCAACTTACAGTATTCAACTCGATCAGCGTCGTGTTGTTTGCAATAATCATAAAATTGTTCGATCTCGTTGCAATTTGTTTGTTGCGTTACTGATCTAATATAATACTGAAACCCTAGCTCGCGTTTTTTCTTTGAAAAAAACTCTAAGCTACTTTCCATATCTTCAAATTTACCACCTCGTCTCAATAGTTCATAGCTTTGTTTGGTACAACTATCTATGGTAACTGTGATACGATGTATATTCTTTTCTAAATGTTGGATCCTAGACCATCTACGTTCGGCCAATAACCCGTTTGTTTGTAGACTTAATCTAATGTTAGGGTATCGATCAATGGGCAATTTTTCCAACAAACCCAGTAACAGTGAACTAGCAAATACTTCAGCAGTTGCGCTCATGTACAAGGTAATTTCTTTATCGCTGGAGCCAGGAAAAATATGTTGAACTAAATTATCTAATAGCTCTTGATTTTGTCGTTGTTGTGCTTCTGTTTCTCGAATTATGCTTTTTCTACAAGATGGACAAGAAAGGTTACAGGTCATGTCACCACTTATCCATATCTCAGATGGTATTGTAAAATTTGCAGGATCAAGTAAATTTTTTAATAATTGATCTTCTTGCGTTACTGTAATTAATCCTGTGTCTGAATTAAGCAATACTCCGCATCTGGTTTCGTCACAGTATCTAAAATTACCATCAACAATAGATTGTCTTATTGTTGTGGATCTTGCATTAACTAAAATATCTTGTAAGGAATTTTCATAAATGTTGCCAACTGTGGATAGCATCCAATCAGTACACATACATATACGAACATCACCTTCAATTGATATTGCTACAGTATTAAAAGGGATCGTGCAAATTTTGCCCGATAAATCTTTGTCACCATAAATCTTTAATGGCCAAACTATTCTTTTCATACTATATTTAATTGGTCGGAGTACAAGGATTCGAACCTTGGACCCTCTGCTCCCAAAGCAGATGCGCTAGCCAGACTGCGCTATACTCCGTTATTCTTTTTAATGAATCGCATACCTATATAAGTGCCGGCTCCGGCACCCAGTAAACTTGATATCAGTGTCCAATGGTTCTCGGTGTAGTTGATCACTGCTATACTAGCAGTAAATGTAACTACCATACTCCAAAAGGTTGCACGCCATATTTTATGATCTGTTACGGCTTTAACATAATAGATATAAAGTATGTCGGTTGCAAATACTAATAAAAAAGTTTCTAAGTATGTCCACATTGTTGTTTGGTGCCCCCAGACGGAATCGAACTGCCAATAGATGATTACAAATCAACTGTTATACCATTTAACTATAGGGGCAAATTTGGCTCCAAAGGGTGGGTTCGAACCACCGACCAATTGATTAACAGTCAACTGCTCTACCACTGAGCTACTTCGGAATTGTGTTATTATATATGACAACTCATTTGTTGTCAAATTAAATTTGGTACCCCCGGGAGGTAACGCTCCTCCAACTCCGCGTTATCAGCACGGTGTTATACTTTTTAACTAAAGGGGCAATAAATACTGTATGGAAGATGTCTACGACGAGTATCGAGTACTCTACAAATTTAGTAAACAACCTTATCAACAACGGATGTTTAACTGTGTTCCAGCGGAGTTTGTGCTGGATCCACACCCTCCACAGGATAAAGATTTTCGGGAAACTAATCTAAAGAGGACTACACCGCCACTTCCCGGTGTAGAAGATCAGTCGTTGTCTCGAAAGTGAGAGTTTATACTACCCGCAGTCTACTGCCGTGTCACACCAGCCGCCTGGTGCTAAGACTGTCAGGGACTCAATCACTCCGTCTATCCCGAAACTGAGTGGTAATAGTTGGACTCGAACCAACGATAGGCGGCGTATGAAGCCGCTGCATTAGCCACTATGCTATATTACCATATAAAAACACACTCGGCTAAATTTACTTTCGTACCGGATGCCTTAATGAATGTGTTTTTATATGGTGAGACAGGTGGGAATCGAACCCACACGGAGAAATTTCTCGCCAGATTAAAAGTCTGGAGCCGCAACCTATTCGGCGTCTGTCCCATATTTGGTCCCTCCGGGCAGACTTGAACTGCCAACCAGCGGATTAAGAGTCCGTTGCGCTACCAATTGCGCCACAGAGGGTTGGTGTATTAAATTGTCTTTAATGTGCCAACCCTAGACCAAATACGGGATCTAGAGCGACACTACTGTTTAGCAGTGTCTTTCATAGTGTTTTCCTTTTAACGACTAACAAACTCGGGCAGGGGGTAATGGAATCGAACCATTAATAGCGGAATCAAAATCCGCTGTTATACCATTTAACTAACCCCCAACTAACTTTGGCGGAAAGTATAGGAATCGAACCTATGCACCGGTTACCCAGTGACAGTTTAGCAAACTGTTGCCTTAACCACTCGGCCAACTTTCCTTATTTGGTGGAGAATACTGGGATCGAACCAGTCGTGCCTGAAGGCGGCGGATTTACAGTCCACTGCATCACCATTGATGCTTCTTCTCCAAATTTTGGTGGAGGTAACAGGATTCGAACCCGCCGCCTTGACCTTGCAAAGGTCCTGCTCTACCAAATGAGCTATACCCCCAAAAATTTTACACTGGGGAGTCGTACGAGAATCGAACTCGTGATAGCGGAATCACAACCCGCGGTTTTACCACTAAACTAACAACTCCATTGCATGGTGCCGCTATATGGAATCGAACCACAATTACCGCGTTCGTAGCACGGCGTATTATCCATTATACTATAGCGACAGAATTGGTTGCGGGAGGAGGAATTGAACCTGCCATCTATGAGCTTATGAGACTCATGTGCGACCACTACACTTTCCCGCCATTAAAATATTGGTACATCGTACGAGATTCGAACTCGTGTACCCGCCGTGAAAGGGCGGTGTCCTAGGCCTCTAGACGAACGATGCCGAATTAGATTAGACTTACATTACACTATCTTGGTGACTGTGCAAATGCCATAACACGTTAAGTCCAAGCACCTTTCAGTACTTTTGCTCTTTGAATTCTTTTACACAAACATTTCCACATTGAAAAACTTTCGTAATAACCTGAGAAATACTTGGGTTTCATTTCTGTTTTACAATAGGGACACACGGGTTTTAGGATTTGTTCTTTGCTCGCACTCATGTCTACTCCTACATAAATTATAAATTTGGCGGTCTCAACGGGATTCGAACCCGTGATCTCCTGCGTGACAGGCAGGCATATTAGGCCAACTATACTATGAGACCGAAATTGTTAGTAGTTGGAGAGTACCACTCACTTCTCTCTTTATTACCAGTGGATTTAATCTAGAGTTTCAACTACTTTAAAAAACACTAAAGGAACTCTGGACTACCCGATGGGTCTGTCTCCCACACGCTAGGTGCCTTCATCATTACTGCCTACAGACTCTGTCGCTATCGCCAAGCATTACTGCTTTGTTTCATGTGCTCGCATACCTCGTCCCCATCGAGACTGTCTTCTTTGCGACGCACCTAACAGTGTAGGTAACCTCTAATGTGTTTTAAAGTAGTGCTTCTTGCGAAGCAGTACTAAAAATTTGTATTTTTAAAGAGCATTGTTAATTTCTTAACTTGTATCTATTGTAACACTAACATCATTTCTTTGCAAATTTGGTGTTGTTGTTACGCTACACACTTGTTGTCTCAATTAACTGTGTTAATTTCTTAACATGTATCTATTATAGCTGAGTATTCATTACTGTGCAAATTGGTTGTTGCACAAATACAACATTGGAGGAGAGCTAGTAGAATCGAACTCTATGCGCTTTCGCACACCATCGGTTTTCAAGACCGTGCTAGGCCCAGCCTAGTTAACCCTCCATTATAAGTAACACAACACCACAGTTGGAACACTGATCTTGCGAACTGCCCCGTCATAGTTTATCAATCTATCGGCTTTTTTCGTCTGGGTGTTGTATTCTAAAACACACCAGTTATCACGGGCGCCGTGTCTGCCTTGGCGGGCTCTCATTGCCCCCAGGAATTGTCGTCTGGTGTGTTTTAGAATACCCTCTTGCAAGAGGATATGATAGAGTTATACTCTACCCAGGAGTCTTACTCGGCACGTTGTCGCCATGCCATTCATGTGTCCTGTCCGCCCGTTTGCATTTTTAAAGTGATGCTAGGACCTCGTTTCCTTAACACTTTTGATCAGCGTTTTTCAGCTAATCGTTTTGCCTGTTTGGCTAGAGCCTGCACATAGTGCTCGGCCCTTGCCAACTTGGCTTCTATTAGAGCTAGCCTTTGTTCCTGTGTAAGAACAGCAGGCACTTGCTCCAATAACTTTTTCTTTTCTGTTCTCATATTTCTTTCCTCATTAAAAAACCCTGGGTGTTTAGTCCAGGGTTTAAGTTAAAATATGATTTGATATTATACGTTAACTTAAACCCTCTCTTGGTTCACGATCACTATTAATTGATGCGGGCATTGCATCGAACTGTGACCAATAGGTTGTCCCACCTAAATTGGCTATCAGTTGTAGTTGCGAATGTTTCGTAATGTTTTGCATCATGTTCGTATTATAGTTTATTTATGATTCGTTGTAAAGCTCTTTGGATAAATTGTTGTATTTTTACAATAAATACTCAAAAGGACTCAAAATGACCTGGACCACAGGAACAATAAACACCCCCGACGCTTGGTCAGGAATCGCATACGGTGCCGGTATATTTGCCACTGTTGCCAATATAAGCTCTAACTCTTCGTACAGTACCGACGGAATAACTTGGACTCCGGGAGTTACACAACCTTCTAGCCCCAGTAGATACTTAACCAGTATAATGCCGGTCAATGCGTATTGGCAAAATATCACATACGGTAATGGCAAATTTGTTGCTGTTGCTACAGGTGCGTATTCGGCTATCAGCATTGACGGGGCCAATTGGACTTTTGTTAACTTACCAAAATCAAAAAATTGGCAGAGTGTTGCTTACGGTTCTGATTACTTTGTTGCAGTAGGGTCGGGATTTACTACAAAATTTGGTTACCCTTACGGAAATCAAACTGTGGGAGTTACCCCAGATCCACATGATTGGGCCAATAGCTTGATGGACATAAGTTTGCCTTGGACCGAGGTTGCATATGGTCTTGGTCAATTTGTTGCTATAACTTCAAATAGTAACAGTAGTTCTAGTAGTACCACTGGAGCAAGTTGGGTTACCAGTAATGCCATGCCTGTGGCACAAAATTGGACTGGATTGGCATTTGGCAATAATCGATTTGTTGCAGTTGCTGCCAATAGCAATGTTGCTGCATACAGTCTAAATGGACATACTTGGACTGCTTCTACGTTGCCCGGTGCACAACAATGGACCAGTATTGCTTACGGGAATGGTACTTTTATATCGGTTGCACATAACAGCAATGTGGCAGCAGTCAGTAGTGATGGCATAACTTGGCACACCGAAGCGATGCCGGCTACACAACCTTGGACTGCCATCACATTTGGACAGGATAGGTTTGTAGCCGTTGCTTGCAATACTCGAGTAACTGCGGTTAGAGTTTAACTGTTCAACACCTTTGCGGCACTGTTGATAACTGAGGCAATACGTCCGATGTCGCGTAGTTGCTCTACAGTATAGCCTTCTTTTTTCAGTGTTTCATAATGTGCCTTGACACAGAAGTGACACTTGCCCACAATACTTGCAGCCAAACTAAATGCTTCAAAATTGCTTTTGGTTGTTCCGCCATGTGAGGCAATAGCGTTCATGCGTAAGCCTGCAGGTAGTCCGGCAAGTGCAGGATCATCGGCCATTTCAACGTAGGGATACCATACATTGTTTTGGGCCATGATTGACGCTGCAGTCATTGCTGCATCTGCATAAACAGGAGCATCTGCTAGTAGTACGCTTAAAAGTTTACCATTGCCAGTTGCAGCCAAGGCAGCCACTGCACATCCTATAGCCACATCTGCATCTAAGGTACTACGTAGTAATACCGCATCCATGTTTAACTTGGTGTCTTTTGCATAGTCCGGTAAAGCACCTTTTACTGATTCTATAAAATTCATTTTGTTTTCTCCTCTATTTGTTTATATCCTGCCCAACTTGGATGAATCTTGTCTGCTTGCCAACGTGTTGTAGGTATAACTACATCACCAAACTGTTCAGCAACTGATCTCACATTCTCGACTGCTCGGGGTTTGCTTTCGGGATTGGGCTCAATCCAAAATACTCGCTTGCCCCGGACTTTGTTACGAATTTCAATCAGTTTTGCGTGAGTGTCTGCTTGTTCCCAATCATTGGTACTTAAACTGATAATAACGGTTTCAGCAGACAAGTCATTCATGCCAAATCGCTTGTCCCAACCATGACTAGTAATACCGCCTTTGGCATAGTCCCTACATTCAGGTCTGAACATTTTTGTGCCAACTGCGATACTGTCGCCAATGATCAAGCAATCAATCATCCCAGTGTTGCTCCGCCAACTGTGCGGTTACATGCACACAATTCACCAGTTTGCAATGCATCAAGGATACGCAATGTTTCTTCTGGGCTACGACCCACGTCCAAGTTGTTGACAGTAACGTGTTGGATTGTGTTGTCGGGATCAACAATGAATGTGGCACGTAGTGCAGCACCGGCTGGAGCATAGAATACACCCAGTTGTTCAGCAAGACTTAATTCACCACGTTGTGTATCAGCGAACTGATTGTGTGTGATCTTGATCAAGTCTTCGTGTGATTTTTGCCATGCCAGTTTGCAGAACTCATTATCAGTACTACCTGTTAGCAATACTGCATCACGATCCGCAAAGTCTTGATTTAGTTTGTCGTATGCTACGATTTCTGTTGGACATACAAATGTAAAGTCCTTGGGATAGAATACAATTACTTTCCATTTGCCCGCAAAACTAGTTTCGTCAATTGTGAAGAAAGCATCTTCTGGTTGTCCGGGCTTGACGCCGGTTACTGCGAAGTGAGTTAATTTATCGCCGATTGTTTTCATAATTTTCTCCTTTAATGTTAAATTGAAAACTTATTAGTGTTTCTACTAATGTTGTTATTGTAATAGTATTTAACAATTAAGTCAATGAAAATAATAGGTTTTTATCAAATATTTTTTAATTGCGTTTATAGGAAAAATTAATTAACGGCGTTCTCGTCCTATGCCACCGCTGGCGGCTTTTTTTCCGGGACGTGCAATAACGTCTGCACCAATTGAGTGTTGTTGGCCTATTGTGCTGATCTTTTTGTTGATTGCAACTGTGTCCACTGCCGGAGCTTCGTCTTCTTTACCTTTCTTGGTGGGCTTGGCACCGCCCTTCAAGATTTCAAATGTAAAGTTGCCTTTGCCCTGTGTGCTCATATATGCCTTGCTGGCATCAAGCAAAACACCAGTAACAGTGTCACTGGGATATACTGCATTGAAACTTTCAATTACAATGTTGTTGCCCATTTCTTTTGCAGTGGTATACATTTGCACTAGAGCACTACGGTTTAAAATTTTACTGGCTGCTAGGCCAAATCGTGTGTTGGTGTTGACATAGTCGGCCACTCGATACGCAATGGCTGCTAACAAATGCTCTAGTGGAATAATCTTGCTCATGTCCTTGGCTTTACGATCAGTATAGAACTTTTCTAGACGCTTGGTCAATACTCCTGATCCAATAATATCATCTGTGGGTGCAAACTGTTTCAGGCCTTTAACTTGCTTGGCTTCTACTGCGTTGATTATATCGTATTTGACTGCAAGATCCAGCGGTGCATCGGTATGGCCACGTTCAAAGATGGTTTTTAAAATTTCAATTTCTTCTTTGAAATCATTTACTAGTTTTTTACCATCAGGAGCAACTTCTAATTCTCTAACACTGGTCAATAGATTGCTGACACTGGCATTAGCACCTGACTTGCCTTTACTGCTTAATTTAATACGTCCGCCATCGGGACTGGTCAGCAAACTGTCATACAATCCGCCGCTGACTCCTTGGTGAAATTTGATTTTACAATTTCGATAATCGGCACCTTTGCCAAAGAATATGTCGGCAGCTTTGCCGGCATCGCCTTCTACATTCATGCCTTTGACTAGTGCAATGGGTTGTAGCATTTCACAGAAGTAATCTCTAAATGCTTCGAGATTCATGTTGCCTTTGGGCACTGTTACCGGGAACGATCTTGATGCTAGAAATATTCTTGCGGCATTTGCTTCGTCACTGTCTTGCCCAAAGTGATCGGTAATTTGTCTAACAATGTCCACTGGGCTTAAATCTTCAAACGTGGTCAATATTTCACTGGCCTTGTAACCGGCACTTTCTTTTTTGCCCAGGCCGCTTTGTAATCTGAATCCGCCCGGAATGTCGTCGGTGGCAAAACTGTTGTCGGTTTTATTGGGACTGATTTGTTTAAAATATTTGCCTAAATAATATTGTCCGCCCTGTATATCAAATGTGGCTATGCCAAATCCCAGAGTACCAGCGTTGCGCCGGTTGACCCAGTGTATATTCAAGCCCAAGGCCTGTATGGCTTGATCCATCTCTTCGGGAGTGGCAAATTGTCCTCGTGCGGGATAAAATTCAATTGATTGAAATGTGATAACATCGCCATTGGCGTTGGCGTATTGCTCGCCGGGTTTTCTAGCGGCTAGTCCACGTCCTTCAGTGATAGGGGCAGATAAATTTTCAATTAGATCTATTAGTTTGCGTAAATCGGTCATAGTACTGTATTTATTAGTTCTTTGCCAATCTCCAATCGCGATCCAGCCAATTAAACACCAAGTCTTCTTGTCGTACATGCCCGTAGGTGTTCAAACTGGCAATTACACTGTCATTTACCACTCTTAGATCTACTAGATCGTGCCAGGATGTTGTTTCGGGATCTAACGGATTGCTGTTTTTATATACTGCAAACTGTATCCAAGGATTGTTTTCTTCCATGAACAGGTAACAATCTCTGCAATCAAATCCCGACACTGCCAACATGTACATTAAATTACACACATTGTAATGATAGTAACAACCATTATAACTTCTAGTTTGAATACGATCGTATTGATATGTTTGATGTTGTGGCACGCTTAGAACCAACATACCGTTGACATTCATTGTTGAATTCCAGGCACGCAAAGTTTTTAACGGGTCAAGACTGAACTGAAAACTATTGTGACTCCATAGTAAATCCACTTGTCTGGGAATAATACGTTCACTGTAATCTCCTTGTATTGCAACAACATTTTTATTTGCTAGTACTTCGGGTTCGATTTGATCTATATTTTTATCTATAGCGTAGCATACATAATTTCTAGGTTCGTATGGCTCTTCTCGTGTCAGCACGTTTGCCCACCAATGTGTGTCTAGTCCTGCGCCGCATCCCATGTCTGCTACCACTTTTATACCATCCATGAAACTATCGTAGGTGTATAATAAATCTAGAATTTTTAGACTGTGTTCGTGACTAGCTAATGCGTTTTTGAATTGATTCATCTGTTAATATATCCAATACTACTGTTTCTTTAAATTTTTTAAGGCGGGGTTCTAGTTGATAGCAGGCCTCGGCTATATCGTTTGGCTCGCCCCAGGCACGTTGTGTTGCCAAATGACTAGCCCAAGTTGCACAACTTTCTTTGGCTATCTCAACATCAAGAGCATTGTGATAAGGCCGTGCACGACAACAAGCATCGTATTCTTCTAGCAATTCAGTTGCACGTTGCTGCCAATCCATTAGACTACCACGTCCTCCATTCCGGCAGTTCGCAAACGAACCACGTGTCCCAGCATGAAGTTTTTGCTCTCTATGCCTTTCATTACCCCTAGCCATTTGTTACGTAACAATGCTACTTCATTGATAATGGTTTCCATATCAATAACTTCGTCCTCGCCTTCGGCATACTTTTCTGCGTCACGACTTGTTAGTGCTCGTGCATAGGCTTCTAAATATTTTTTGTAGTGTGTTTGTTTGATCTTGCGTAATTGAATATTGAGATAATTCAATACTGCTTCAATTTCTTGTAGCTGATTAAATCGGTGTTCGGTGACTCCCGGCAGATTACTTAGTGCTCGTTCTACATTACCCGATATTTTAATTTCAGATTTGGCACTGATTAATTCGTGCTCGTAGTAATCAATAAATGCCGGGATTTCGCCCAAGTTGCTGACTATTTTATTATACCACATTTTCGTACTCGGTTAACCATGGAAAGGTTGTGCGCCAATTGGTTTGGCGTCGGCGATCTTTTTCGTTTAAGAATGTAAACAATTTATTAATTTCAACGGCGTTGATGTTGTTTGATTTAATTTCGTTTGCTATACCGGACATGGCATGAACTGCTCGTTGTTCGTCGGCGGTGTTGCTTGGCATTAATTTTAATATATTTTCGAAATCGTTGTCAAATACTCCGGGGCCAAATATATTTGGTCTCATGTAACTGGGACCAGGTTGTACGACACTGAAAAAATGTCCCACTGGCCTTTTACAGTTCCATTCATTTAATTTTACAATTAACTCTGGCATGGTTTTAATTGTTAGTACCGATATTGCTTGATTGATATTTAATTTAATCCATTTTTGATCCAATAGATATGTAAAATTTTCTAACCAAGTGTTTAAGTCTAATCCGTAACGCACATATTCTTGTTCCGGGCCCCAACAGTCAATACTGACAGTTAAATCAAATCTTTTAATTTTTCTTTTAATAATTAATTGTTTAATTTCATCAATTTTTTTAACCAGTGTATCATGGGAAATCATGAGGTTTGTTACAAGGTTAAGTTCGAGATTGGGATTGGCATTGTCTTGAATAAAATCAATCAATGTGTTTAATTGTTTTTGATAAAAAGGTTCGCCACCTAAAAAATGAAATCTTTGAAGTTTAGAAAAATTATCTTTCATCCACTGCCAAAATTTTGGCTCTAGTTCTCCAATATGCTTTTTGCTCAAGGGCGATAAAATTATTCCGTTTTTGTTAAAAACACCAAATTTATTATTTTCTTGATCTATACTAGAACTTAGTTCTGGCTTGCAGTACAAACAAGATAAGTTGCAGGTGTTATTAAAATATACTTCTAATATCGCAGGATCTACTGTAGTAGAGTCCAGTGAACTGGGGTGCAGTCCCGGAATAGAATTATGCAACATCCTGTCACTGAAACCGCCAGAATTTTCTATACCTTGACAGTACTCGCAACCGCCCGCAGGCCATTTTCCGTCAAACATCAACTCACGTGCTTGTAATTTTGTTTCCGTATTATGAAAATTATGGAAATTATCTGTATCAATATCGCTTTTGGAAGCTCGATGACAGGATGCAGTTGTTCCAGAATTTAAGTAAATAGTACTCCAACTCCATTTTAATTTACAAGCAGTTTCTGTTTGAATCGGAAAATAATTGGGTAGCATTATTCATCTTCTTCGTTGTAGTTGTCGTCTTCGTCAACCACATACTCTTTAAGAGCTTTTTTAAGATTACTGTCAGTGCCACCAAACTCTTGCAGATCAATGTCGTTTAACATATCTACTAGTACACTCATTAAATTGTCTGCAGCTTCTTGTCTGTCTTTTACCGGGATATACTGTTTTAAAATAGTATATACTTCGCCAAGTACGTCTACATCTATACTCATTCTGTTGCTTCCTCTTCTGTTTGTTCAATTGGTGTGGTCTTTGATAGTACATGCGGATGTGCAGTGATATCACTCATAATCCGATCCAAACATCCATCATCATTGCGTTCCCATGCTTTGCGGAACTTTTTAATGATTTCGCCATCCACTGTTGTATATACCAAACTATTGCCTTCCTTCTTTAAAAGATCTTTACCTTCAACTAGGTCAGTCAAGCCCGAATAAGGATTCATACCAGTTTCGTAAGGAATTTTGACTTGTACTGATTCAAAAGGTTTTGCGTAACGTGTTTTCATGATCTTACATGCAGCACGGATACCTTTGACTTCACTAATCTTGTTGCCATCTTCGTCTTCTTTTAGTTTCAACTTACGCATAGCAACAACAATACTTGATGCATAAATGAAGCCTTGTCCGCCCGATATCTTGTCATCGGGATCAAACATGTCTTGGCTGGCGTATGTGTGATTGGTTGCAACCAAGCCAATATTTAAGTCTCCAAACATATTAACACAGTTACGAACTAGGGCAGTAAGTGCTTTGGGCTTGCGTCCTAGGTCACCTTTCAAGTCACCAGCTGCAAATTGATTTACGTCAGTAGGAGTCAACAACATGCCCAAACTGTCAATAACAAACAACACCTTGGGACGTTCGGTTTCGGGAATGGTTTTGTATTCTTTTACAAAGTCATTGATCATTTTGGCTAGATCATCGATCATGGCCATGTTCAATTTTAGTAACTTGTCTTCGCTAGTGTCTACATCCAGTGCCTGCAACCAAGCTTCATCAAGTGCGTTTTCTGTATCTACTAGGATAACATAAATGCCCTGTGCTTGTGCGTTTTTAATCAAGTTACCCGAACAGATAAAACTCTTACCTGCGCCCGATTCTCCGGCAAATACAGTGACCTTGCCCATGGGGATTCCCTTGTTAAAGTCACCCGAGATAAGATAGTTCAGCGCATAGTTGTTGGTACTAATCCAATCGGTTGGGTCGGTAAAACCTATACTGATACCGTCAATACTTTTAGTAATGCCTTTTCTAAATTTGCTAACGTCAAATGCTTTTGCCATAATTATTTTTCCTTAATAAAATTGTATATTTGTTCCGAGTACCATTTTTGTGTAATAGGTCCCGGATGTAATCCATCTGTTCCAATATCAAAATACTTGTTTAGACATTCACTTATTGGAAAGTCTTTGGTTAGATCCAAGAACGATTCGTTGTCCTTGAGCACCGTCGACATCCAAGTTATATCATATAAATTTACTAGATATAGTTTAGCGTTTATTTTACTACAAAAGTTCATAACTTGTAAAACTTTACGGACAGATTGAGTTATCATTGTGGTACTGTCAAAGTATTCCAAAGGCCAATATCTAAGTTCTTTTGGTATTTGATTGTAACGTGCCGCCGGCATCGAGTATAGATCCCAATCTAGTGCATATTCAAATCGTTGTATGTTGGTTAGTCCCCAAACCACAATGTCGTTGGCCCTGACATCTGATCTTAACAACTGATCGGCAGCCCAGGCTTGACTGGCTCCGTTACGTGACAGTGTAATCTCGGGACGATTTAGTTGTTTGCCCAACAAATATCCATAACGTTGTTCATTGGTGACACCTTCGCCGGCAGTAAACGAACATCCAATGGTCCACAATACTGGATCATCAGTTGCTCTAACGCTATCTAGGTTATCAAACTTATCTAGATTAAAACCGTCAATGAAATCAAAATTTTGTACTTTGTGTCGTACCTTGATCAATTCGTAAAATAATCGACCATAACTGTATTGGTCGTTATTTTTATAGTCTTGTTGCACCACTGTGTTCAAATCAATGTCTACTAGATGTATTTTGTTAGCGGATTGGCAAACTTTTTGTAAATTTTGAGTTGTTATGTCATCAATGGTGGTATGGTAGTCTACTAGATTTCGTAATATTAATGCTTGATTCAAATTTCCTTTATCCAACAATTTGATGCTGGCGTCTTTCCAATGATAGTCAACTGTTGTTATGTAAAGATTGTTAATAGACATTATTTGTTACCGTGTAATTCGGGGTTGTAACCAAATTCATTGATACATTCTTGTTGTATATGATACGGAAGATTTTTAAAATCTTCTTCGTTGTCGCAGTCGGGCCACTCCTGGCCACGTATTTGTTGATAAAAAGTCAACCATTTGGTTTTGCCGCCGGTGTTGCTGGTTGCGTTGGCTCGAGGTCGACTAATATAATTGTCGAAACGTTTTTGTTTAATTTGATTGACCAATGGCCTATAATTTTTGTAAAAGTAATTCCCGTATATGTCATACTCGGACATGATGTACAAAGGATTTCTTTCTATTCCTACTAGTAGCAGATCGGCAAACACTTCAAGCCAGGGTTGGCGATGTTTTTGTTCTATTTGAGTTTTTATTTCTTTTAATACGTCGGTAACAAAAATCATACTTTCGGTTACAAAACTGGCATCAAGTTGTCGTTCTAGATCTACAACATCTCGTAACATGTTTCTAGTGTCACGGTCCAATTGTGGCATTATGTCTTCGGTGTACATATCTACTCGTCCGTCAACAATCCATTGAGTTTTATTGACGAATAAAACTTCGGCGTCGACAATCAATGCATTACCATTGACATATTCGTCAACTGCAAGTTTAAAAATTTGTTGTTTAATCCAATTGTGATTGTATAAATTTTTAAACTTAAAGTCGGGATCGATTCGTGCCCAAAAGTCGGGATCTTTAATTGTGTTACATCCAGTACGTGTTATCGATGTGTTTGTTACTATGTTAAGTGATAGCACGGTATCAAGTACATTTAGCTTGATTGAATCAATGCATTCGTCAAGAAAGTGTTCGTATTCTGCACAACAAAATACAAATACATGAATGCCGTTATTTGATATAATCATTTAAGTAAAACAAGAAATGGGTAGGGACCGTACCCTACCCGACACAAGCATCTACTGTTTATGTAGATTTACGGTTTCGAATCATTGCCAAAATGTCTTCGGCTTTTTGACTTGATGGCTTTGCTGCTGGTGTTGCTACCGGAGCAGTTGCTACCGGAACATCATCCTCTATATCATCTGGCTCTACTGGAGCAGATGCTACCACTGCAGGCTTGGCTTGAGCAACTGGAGTTGCTGCTGGCAATGCGTCGGCATCTACACCGTCGCCACCTTTAAAGCCACTGGGCTTGTAGTAGTTGGCCCAACGATCGGGATCGTAAGGTTGTCCATCTACACTGGCTTCAAACATTTCCTTGATCACTTTCAATTCAACGTCTGTTGGCTTCTTGGGCAAAAAGTCTTGTAAGTCATACAAACCAAACTTTTCAATTGCTTCAGCTTCATCAGCATTAAGAGCAGTTTCTTTACGTGCCCATGTTGATGTGTTGTAGTCTGCATAGCCACCCTTGCTTGTCTTCTTAATGTTAAAGTCAAGTCCAGCACTATAGTCTGTGGGCAAGTTCTCCATGTCTGGATCCATCAGGGCGTTCTTGATCAAGTTAAAGATCTGTGGGCTGATGATAAATCTACGGATTGGATTTTCTGGAGTCTTGTCATCTCCAATTGGGTTTTCTCTTACAAAGCCTTGGAACAGGTAACTGCGTTTCTTCCAGTACTTACGTCCCATTTCTTCAAGATTGGGATCCTTGAACCAAGGACGTACTTCGGCTAAGATTGGACATGCCTCGCCCCACATTTCCATGCAAGGTACTTGCACATTGACCATTTTACTATCTGCTTGGCCTTTAATGCCGGCAAATGGTAAACGAATCATTGCACGTTCTACCCAAAAGAAGGAATTTTTTGTATTTGCGTCGGGGAGGAATCTTACGCGAGCCGTTGTGTTTTCTGGAATGTTCCAGTGTGCGTAAATGGCGTTGTCGCCTTGTGTTTTACCGCTACCGCGGTTCTCGTTCGCTTGTAGTTTTGCGCGAATTTCTGCTAGTGTCATGGCCATAATAATTCTCCTTAATAAATGTGCCTTAATGTTTTGTGCCTAAATATACAATGCACTCCCGTATTGTATAATATTATTTATGACTAGTCAAGGAAAAAGGCACAAAATTTGTGCCTTTGGTAAAATGCTCAAAAATAGCTTAGAAGCTACCTTGTCCCATTCCAGCACTCAATCCGCCTTTGGCAGGCGCTTGACCAGGTTTAGCATTTGCGTTGTCAGTAAAGTCATAGTGTCCACAACCCCAAACCAAAGCAGCACTTACCACATACCATATAGCAGATGTTAAACCGCCGCCCATCATATTGCCTAGATGTCCGCCAGTTACTAAATCTAGTATTCCAGTTAATGGTAAAACATTCGCTAGCACTGTTAGGATTTTTCCTTTTAGCGAACTACTATTCCAGTCCTCGTGTACTGGTGCAGCTTGACCTGGTTGGGCTTGTTTGGCCAAAGGTGCTAGGTCTTGTGTGGTAATACCAATTGCTGCCATCATTTTATTACGATCACCGCCGCTGGCCTGGTATGCTTGTTGCAAGCCTTGTAAAGTTTGTGGATCAAGTTTGCTCATGATAGCATTTGCCAATTTTTTCATTGGCGCTTGTAACGTGTCCATTAAGCCTTCGTCCAGTTGTTGAACTGATAAATCTTTTTCTGCAGCCTCAACTAGATTTGCGTATTTTCTAAAAAATCTTGGGTCCATTTTTATTCCTTTTATATATTTATTTATTTATTTATTTATTTATCCAATCCAGCCAATCTACGCATGAACTCAAGTGGATCTGCGCTTTCGGCTGCGGGCTTAACTGCACTGGGATCGGTTCCAGGAGCGCCAACCACACCCTGTCCCTGTGCCTGGGCCTGTTGCATGGCTGCATCTTGTTGGTTTTGTTGTGCTTGGGCCTGCAACGGTGCAGTATTTTGAGTGTACTCCTGATCGTATCTATCGGCCAATTCTGTGTAACTGTGGTTTCTTAACCATTCAATTATTACCCCGCGAGCATCTGCATCAGGGCCTTCGGCATCGGCCAACATATGAAGTTTGTCAAATAATTCATCATCGCCAATTATGTTGTACAGTACACCAGTGGCATTTTCTGCTTCTGCACCAACTTCCAAAGGTTGAGTCATGATTTTATCTAGATCTTGAACTTCTTCATCTTGATCGGGCAATGCCCAACTTCCTTCGGTTACTTCGTTTGCCCAGGATTCAAATTCTTCGGCCATTGGCGTATCTTGTTGTTGTTTGTGTTTCATATAAGCTCTATATACGTATGGTAACGCTTCGTCAAATCGATCATTGTAAACTTTTTTAGCAAAACGATCACGTAACTCTTGTAAATTTATATCTTCGTCATCGTGCGATTCTGAGCTATAAGATTCTAATTTATAATCCCCATAACCACGACGTCCGCCAATGTGTCTAAGTTGATGCTTTAATTGATTATATCTGCCGACAGCAGCATGTGCCATTTCACCAGTTTCGGCATCTTCAAATTGTCTACGGACCGCTCCACGTACAAAATGTCGCATGGCTTCCATTTCTGTTACCATGTTGGTAATGCCTTCACCTAACTCGTCATGTATGTCGCCGCCTTGGCTCATGTGTTGTGCCATTGCTCGAGCACCGTGCAGGTTCTTAAACGGCAATAGTCTACGCTCGCCTAGGTGTGTTTCGATAAACACTGATTCAATATTGCGTGCTCGTGCTCCGCGTTTTTCTTCATCAACATTGTCAGTGTGGCGCACAATAATTCTAACCGGACCACACTCTTGATAGCTACTACGACTGGTGCCGTGCATACGACTTTCGTTCACTGCTATATCATCAGTGTCCAATGTAGAGTCGGCCTTGCTCTGTTGTTTGACATCTTTGATTTGCAAATTCTTTTTGGCAATATCACGTGCATCAAAGCTCAATAGGTTACGTTTGGCAAATCCACGTAAACCTCGTAAAAATTTATACCATTGTATTTCGGCCGTGCCATCGTCAATCTTCTTGAGATTGTCAACAATGTTCTGTCCATAGTAGACTTTTAAACTGTTTTCGTCAATTAAACTGATTGTGATAGTGCCAACTTTGTTACCATCAACTTTGTAATCAAAATTAACAAAACGAGCTTTTTCCGGATCTGTGGTGGCTTTGCTTTTTTCGTCGCCCAGTCTCACGTCGTCGAATCTGGTACGAATTTTATCAAATAATGCTGATGCTATTGCTTCTACTTCACGGGCCATATTAGTCTCTGGTATATTTGTTATTTATGCTTTTACATCATTATAAAAGGCATAGGGGAAACGAACTCTTCATCGCTGCGTAATTTTTCATCAATTGCCGAGTCAAAGTTCTGTATCAGTTGCATCATTCTAATTGCCAACAACATGGCCATTACCAAATCGTCAGTTTCTCCAATTTTTGCTTCAAAACTGGTACCTTTGGCTACAAAATTCTTTAGCTCGCTGATTAACATCTTACTTGCTAGTTTGAGCTTGGTGGTTTCTACCCAATTTTTTAATTTACTACAGGCCGCAATTTTTGACTTGTTTAGTGTTGTAAATCCTTTGCGGTAACTTCTTCCTGTTCCGCTTCTGGCTGGCTCATGTAAAAATATACCACGAATCTTTTCTTCGCCGATATTGCTAATTTCTACCAAGGCAGCTTCACCTAGGGTATTATTTTCTACACTGTAATAGATATCGGTTTCTATTCCGGTGCAGTCAAAGATATGTTGTGTTACTTCTTGTAATATTCTAACTTGTCGTTGAACCGGAGTTTTATTGTCACGCCATTCGCCAACTTGCATCATACTGGGCAATTCAACAATCTGCATTGCTGCAGGATCACCACCTGTACCCAAACTGGGATCTAATGCCACTACATATATGTTGCCCTTAGTGGGCTTCTTGTACCAGCGCACTTGTCCTTGTTTTTCTATAGGCTCTATACCCGACATCTCTACAAGTTTAAGCGGATTGATCAAGGTCTCGTCGAAAATAATGAATTCACATTCCATTTCACGACGGAAACGTTCTTCGCCAAGTTGGGATTTCATTTGGTCGGCCCAGGCTTGATCTCTGCCGGGAGTTTCCTGCCACTTGCTGGTAAATGCTTTGAATCCGTTTTTGCCCAAAGCAGTTGTATTGCCATTGGCATCAAATGTGTCGTTGGCAGCTCGCCATATCTGTGCAAACTGATCTTCATCTGAGTTGGGGGTACTTGTAATAATACACTTACCACCAGTTGATAATGTTGGTGTAATCGCAGTCCAAAATTCACTTGCAATAGTGGGCCGTACGAACGCAAACTCGTCACAGTACAGGAGCGATATGGACATACCACGACCGGTGTTTTCGGTTGTTGTTTGACTTACTATGCGACTACCGTTTTCAAAGTCCAGGCTACCTTTGTTATAACTGGTAACACCGGCACGTATAAAGTCCGGACAGTTTTCATAACTGTATCTTATACGTTGCATAATCTCCTGTGCACCCAAATACTTGTGCGCCGCAACAAGAATGGTACTATCCGGAACAAACATAGCAAACCACAACAAGTATCCTGCGGCACTGATGGTCTTACCTGTTTGTCTAGGCATTAGACTTATTGAGAATCTATTGTTATGATAAGCATCTATTAGGCGTACCTGATATTCGTACGGCTTGTACTGGATACTTCCCTTGGTAGGATGTTGGATATAAAAGTAATTGGTCATGAAGTATTTGGGACCGGTTACTGGATCGGCACATCGAGCAAACTCAAGGATCTGTTCCTCAGTCATACTCAAGGCCTTATAAGGGCTACGTATAATTGCGGTTTCTAATTCTTTGCTCATAAATGATTTTTGCTATATAATATAAGTATATTTAACACCATTTCAAAAAGAGGTAATCAAAATGAGTGATACTTTGTTGCTCAACAGCAACTACGAACCAATTTCAATCCTGCCTCTGAGTGTAATCAACTGGCAACATGCCATTAAACTTATGTTTTTGGGCAGAGTTAATGTACTGGAAACTTACCCAGATTGGTTAATCCGTTCTGAGCATTTGACCATCAATGTTCCCAGCGTATGTGTTACCAAAGATTACTTTCATTTCAAGAAAGGAGTTAGATTTAGTCGTTACAACATGTACCTGCGTGACCTGTTTCAATGCCAGTACTGTAATGATGTGTTTGATTTTGAAGATTTAACTATTGATCACGTTTTACCACGTGTTAGTGGTGGTAAGACCAATTGGACTAACTGTGTGACTGCTTGCAAGACCTGTAACTTTAATAAGGGCAGTAAGACCAACATCCTGCCTCGTATTAGGCCCTACAAGCCCGACTACTATGCTTTAGTTAAAAAGTGGAAAGAAATGCCATTTACAGTACGGCAAGAGTCATGGAATCAATACTTGGGTACTGACAAAAAAGTAGCTAGTCGCTAGAGGGTTTTTTAGTCATTCGATCTATACGCGGAGCCGGTGCATCACCCACCGGCTTTTCTCCGGTTAATAATGGCTTTGCAAACCAAAGTTTAAACCATTCATCACTACCAGGCTTGATGCCTTTTTCTTTTTCTATTTTGCGTTTGTCAGTGACGTTCTTATTGCCAATGCCGCCTAATACACTTGGCATTGCTTGATCGTTATTGTTGGGAGTATCTATTGCAGGATCGTGCCCACCGGCTTGATAATAGTCCTCGTTAACAGGAACTCCGGCCAGTTGCTTTAGTCTACGCAAATCTGCAGGATCCATGCCGGCGTCGGGATAACCTTGTTCGCCCCGGGGCACAAAGTGTTCAGAAGTTATGCGTATCTGTTTCATTTTCGTAATTTAATAGGGCCGGGATTGCGATGTGGGCTTCGATTATGTGTCTCGGGATGTTCTTTGCTCTTGTGGTCTGCTTCGGTATGATAAACTTCACTGCCAATGGCTTTGAATGCCTGTTGCATCATTTTGTGTTCGATATCGCTATAGGGACGAGCCACGTTGAACACACTGACCCAACTGGCCGGATCTATTTCTATCTTTTTGTTGCTTCCATCAGACATGCCGGCTGCCATCATGACACGATTTAGATTATACGTGGGATACCAACCGCCAACGTCACGAAATTGCCACTCGCCGGTATTGGCATGTTTGGCATGGTCGGGATGTTCGCCAACCGGGCCTCTACCTTCTCGAATGATCTCGTTTATTTTCATTTGCGATTTAGTTTAATTGGTCCAGGATTGCGATGTGGACTTACTTTATAAACATCTGAATGTTCGGTACTACGATTGTTGCCCATTGGTAGTGCACGTCCACCATTGACCATGTCGAGAGCATTTTGAATCATTCGATCTTCTTCATCGGTGTAGCCTAGAGCCAAAGGATCGCCAGCAAATGCTCCAATCGGATCCATTTCTTCACTCTTGTCTTTGTCACTGTGTGCACCAGCTAAGGCAATAAAATAACGCATTTGAGTGTATTGACGGCCAAATGACTTATTGTTACTGATGTCAGGAGTTGATATTGCTCCGTTCAATGCCGACACATGTGGCCCGTGTAGCTTGTCCGGATCCGCTGGAATATCGTCGGGACCGTTGCTTTCGGTCAGTTGTCGTCCTTCGGCTTCGGCCAAGTAATCTAAAAATGTTTTCATTTTTGTAGTTTAATACTCTCGTATTGTTTCATCAACTTACGGCCCATTGCTTCAATTGGATCAAAAGTTGCGGCTTCTTTCATTGCAAGTGGGTTGTCACTGAAGCGTGCTGCACCATCTTTGGCCATTTTCTTTTCTTGGCCAGCAACTTCGCCATCGCCACCTTTTAACAATACATCTTCACCTTGCACTTCTTCGTTGGGAGTATTGTCATATGTGGGTGCTTCATTGAAACTTGTATCACCGTAGTCTTTACCTTCTACTGCAATACCTGCTAGTCGAGCAATGTCTTCTAACTTCATTGAAGTTTCATCTAAATTGCTTGTGTCTTTGTACTGTTTACCATCTAGCTCAAATTCGCCACCTTTGGGTGTTTGTGCCAATTTCTTAGTAAACAAGTTACCTTCTGTGCAACTACATTGGCTTTCGTACATGCCACATTCGTTGCATGTTTCTTCATCAAGTTGACTTGTATCTTTGTAAGTTTTACCATCTAGGTCAAAACTGTCACCGTGTGCAGTCTTGGCCAGCTTGCCAGTAAACGCATTACCTTCATCAGTGATACCAGCTAGTTGTGCTAGTTCATCCAACTCATCATGTGCGTTGTCAGGAGCACTACTTGCTCCGGGTGGTAATGTATCTTTGTACAGTTTGTCCAGCATTGCGTCATCATCGGGATGGCTTACTTTTTCCCAACCTGTTTTAACTGCGCTACCAATTTTGTCCAATACTTTGGGCATTTTGGCTTCATCGGCCAATTGCTTTTTGCTATGTCCATGTACACGTAAGAACGCATCTAGTTTTGGACTGCACTCGCCAGTTAGTTTAAAGTTAGCAATGTCGCTTTGTAACTCGGTCAACATTTCTTGAACAGTTTGATCTGTTTCTTTCATCATGTTGGCAAAGTTAAAACTTTCAAACATGAAGTTTTGCTTTTTGTACTTGGTGCTTTCGGTCACGCTTTCTAAACGAACTCCGTTGTAGTGTGTGATCAATCCTTTAGACTTTAATCTATTAATAACCTGTTGCGCTTGTTGTGGTGAGTATTTTTGATTGACTGTATCAGCTTGTAATTGGCCAGTACGATTGTATCTAGCCGCCATAGCTCGATCATTGGCGTCGGCCGATTTTTGCATGTTGGCTTGGTAATCGGCTGGGTTATAGTTTGCAGTTCTAGTATTGTAATCATACTGACCATTATCGCCCATGCCCGGGACAGCTGAAGCTGCTTTGCCAGCATAACGATTGGCTTGATAAGTATTATATTTTTCTTTAGCCCAATCAACAACACCTTCGTCCATCTCGCTTTCGTTGCTCTTTTCAGGATGCATACCATAGTAAGCACCTAGTGCTTGGTTCTTGCGTTGCTCTTTGCTCTTGCCAGCAAACTTTTTGTTTTTGCTATGCATGAAGTCATGTATAATATCACCAGCTGGTGTTTTCTTTGTTATAACTTCGTCCACCATGTCTTTGCCCTTGACACGTGTGCCTTTTTTACCTTTTGGCACATCACCTGTAGTACGTCCAAAGATATCGCCTTTTGGGGCTGCTTTAGAATCTAGTGGCTTTTCGGCTTTTGGGCGACCTTTTTGTCCGTGTTTGATTTCACGTTTGGGCTTGTCTTTTTTCTCTTCGTCGCTAGGATCATAACTTGTACCGTATGTGCCTTTGTGCACACGTACATTATCCTTAGCAGCTTTTTTCATTGACTCTTTTTCATTACCGTCATGATCTAAATCAAGGAAGTCGGGCTTTGCGTCTTCTGCCATACCTCGATTATCCTCAGCATCTTGGCGTTCCATGTCTTCCCAATCTTTAGCATCATCTCTTTCATAATAATAATACTCAAGAGCTTCTTGTTTGCTCAATCCGTATTTTCGCATTATGTCTTGAATCTCTTCCCAGTAGTTGTCATCGCCTTTTGACATACCCTGTGATTCGTGCATCTTTTTGCCTTTGGCAGCAGCCTTTTGGAATGCGTCCTTACCATATTTTTTACGACCAATTGAGGCAGCCACTGCTTCAGGATCACGTACCTTGGGATTTTTTGCCACTGCGGCTGCAGTTTTTTTAAAGCCCATGTACTTTTCGCTTAGTGTTTGTTCAACAGATGTAACACCTGCAGTAATACTGCCCTGCGCTTCCACGCTTTCATAGATACGACGAGCAGTTTCTTTAACTGTTTGTTCGGGAGTGGGCTCTAAACTTTTTAATGTGTTTAGAATGTTGTACATGTTGTTGCTGCTCATTTTAGTTTCAATCCTTTACTGCCTTGGTAAACTTTGTTTTGTTGTGTCATAGGAGTCTTATCTCCCATTGGTAAATCGTTTGTTGTCTTGCCATATGATGATTGCTTGTCGCCACCAATGGTAGTATCTGTGCCCGACACCTCGTATGCTCTTGACATTTGTGGTCGTTTGGCTAGATCTTTTAGTAGGCTGTCCACTCGTCGTTGTCCAGCGATTTCTTGACCTCCAGGAGCTTCTTTTAGTTCTGGGTTTTCAATTATAGGGCCACCTTCGCCTTGCTCTAAAATTTTAGCATTGACTTCGTCTTCTTGTTCGGCTTGATTTAATGTTTCAACACATACACAATGGTTAGGAACCCGTGCACGATTGATAACTAACTGACGAACTTGTTCGGCTATAGTTGGGTAGTTTACTGCTACATCAACCACATAAACTTCACAGGGACCTAATTTTCCAAAGTCCTTGTGTTCTTGTATGGGCAAACGTTTTGGTGCAGAAATTGATTCTACTTCGTAGGCATTCAAAGCATTTTTAATGGCTTCCATTATTGCTTTGTTAGTGATGTCTAAATTAGCTACTTTGATGCGAAATTCATACAATTTCTTTGCATTGAAGTAGTAATTTTGGTATGATTGTGTTACTGGCATAGTGTGTTATCCTATTACTATATTTATTAAAGTTTATTTCTTTTGGCCTGCTAAGATTTGTTTTAGCAGTTCATTACGATCAAGCACAATGCCTTTGCCGTCAACTGCTTCTTCAGGGTCGTCAATTACTTTAGCATCTTTTTTAATTTGATGATCTAATCGAGCTTTGGCCAACTGTAGATTGATCATTCTCAACTTCTTGTCCATTTTGGCAGTTTTGGCAGTGATTGCATGGCCCAACATAGTGCCCGCAGTCTGCATGATAACGCCGGCAAATCTGGGATCAATATTCATACCCAAATCCATCAAGTCTTCGGCTTTGCTTTTTGCTAGGTCAGCAAGTTCGTCGAGTTCGGCGTCCCCGGCTTCTAGGTCTCGTACTAGGGGCAGGGCAGCATCAATTTTACCGATAGCACTGTCTACGTCAGCGATTACATCCTGGTTTTCTTTGATAAAATCCAAGGCTTCTTGTGCAGTGGTATCTTCACTGGTGGATGTGGGAAGATTCAATAAGTTTTCTAATTTTTTAGTCATACCAATATTTATTTGGCGCGACCTTGATGGAACAAATCATTTTCGGTAATGATTCTAAATGTAAGATTGTTGGCTTGACAATAGGCACGGGCCGCTTGCCATTTGCACATGTTGAGTATTGCAGCTGCTTGGGCACGTTTGCTATTGCCCGCGGCTTCCAGTGTGGTTTCTTTTTGCGGTTTTATTTCCCAAAGTTCGGCATGTTGTCGATTGTTGGCATCCTGATACATCACAAAGAAGTCGGGTACATAAATGGTGTTGCGATTGGTAAAGGGATTCTTGTAATTGATGTGCAGTGCTTCGTTGGCCCATTGCAATATACTGGGATTGGCATCGCACATACGCATTACTGCGTGTTCCCAACTGCTGCGATAGTGTGGTGCTTTTTTGCCTATATATTTTTCTGGGTTGAGTAATTGATAAAACCCATTTGCATATTTGCTCATGTTATGCCAATATCGATCGTGTAATATATTTGTTCACAATGGGTTGATTGTTTAATCCTACTAGGCTTGTTCCAACTCTATTTAGATTTAAAAACATAGCAAGATACAATGTAAGTTGCCCTTGTGGAACTTCTTGGAACTGTTGAATAATACTCATTGGATCTAAGCCTTGGCTCATTGCTGTATAGATCACGGTACTGGCCAATATTTGTGCCGATTGAGTATTACCGCCTGTGACTTTTTGAAAGTAGGCCGTTACTGCATCGTTTTGATTGCTGGATATGTTTGGAGTTCCTACAAAATAATTGTTGAAGTAGGTCTGTGCCGAAGTGTCACTGTTGCTGGCAACATTGACGCCGGTTATGTTTGATGGTGAGCTCATTTGTTAAGTCCTCGAGGTAGTGGATTGTATGGAAGTTGTGCATTGCCTATTAGCTCGCCATTGCTTTGTATAACCGACGCTGCGTCGGTGTTGCCCGGTATTGGCGCTTGCGGAGCGATGCCAGGGGCAATAGCATATAAACTTACTGCTGCAACTCCGGCAAGATTTTGATTAGGATTACCGCCAGTGGGTCCAGTGGGTCCGGAATTATTATTGTAAATTAATATAATAGGTTTTTGCGCCATATTAATCTCCAGCCGAGACCAAACTATTAGTTCCGTTGGCTGATCCGGCTTTGGGCAGAGCCAATCGGTTCAAAGCATTAGTGTCGCCGCTTAATATGCTCATGCCAAGATTTTTAAGTTCGGTTCCGGCTAGTGCGCCAAGATTTTGACCTTTGAGTTTATTAAATGTTTGTCCTGCAATCAATCCAGCACCTAATAAATTACCAGAGCCAACTTGTTGTGCTATACCGTCTGCTGAACTTAATAAACCGCCAGGGCCCAGTAGGCTTGTTGTTCCGCCACCACCAGGAGTCAATGGACTTGGTTGTTTATCATAATCGGGCATGATGCCGGCAGGCTCGCCGCCGAGTTTAAATGAACCGTAATTGTAAATAACAGTTTCGTACTCAACTGTCATTGTATTTTCCATAAATTCATTTTGTCCTTGTACATGTTGCCCGTGTTGGAAACTTGTAATAACAGGATTGACCAAGATGTATTCGGTGAATCGTTTTTGATGTAAACTGTAAATTTTAATAAAGTTTAAAATTCTTTCTTCTGCACCACTCTGTGTATACTTGGCCGGCAAATATCCCCAATGTTCAGTTTGTTGTGCATTGTACTTTGTATGTTGTTGATAAAAGCCGGGATTGGCTCCGTAGTCACTGTCACGATAAAAGTGACTCATATAATCATACCAAAAGTCTCTTACTGCATCGGCACTGTCATCGTGGAACGTAATTTGTACCGGATCGTATTTTATTTTGGTATTTACATAGTTAGGACGATTGTAAGCATTGTATGTCTTTACATCCATGGTGTACTTGGGCAAATTTACACTCTTAACCATCATACCAGCTTGTATTTTTTCTAAGTTAGGCAATCTACTTAATTGTGGATTGATGTCGAATGCAACATGAAATAGAAAACTATACTTGGGGCTTAGTGAATAGTTGTTGTTTGTAAATAAATTATGGGCGTGCTTGAAGTCACGCAAATTTGCCCCGGTAACTGCACCACCTAAGAAATCATTTATTATACTCATATTATTATTTAGCCATAAAAAAACCCGCCGTTAGCGGGTTCTTTATAATTACCAGGATTAACCAGTAATTGTTGCTCCAACAGTACGAGCAATTGTTGCACCAACACCAGCAGCAGTTGTTTGATTGCCTTGTGGTATTTGTTCTGCATTGTCGTAACGTACAGTCAATTGTACTGTTGCTTGTTCGTTAGTGGCATAGTTCATTTCACCGTAGTCAACTTGACTCAAGAAGCATCCGTATAATTGCCATGATTCCAAAGTTATTGGGGTATTTGTACCGTTTCCGCCATCTAGTATTTCTAGTAATAGTGTAAACTTGTAATCGATACCAGATGCAGCACTTGACTGTTCTTCAAAGTCAAACTGTTTCTGAATCTGTTCACCAACCAACTTGCTAACATTACCGCCTGCATCATCACGCAATGTAATTGTAATTTCGCCCCACTCAGGTTTACCTTGCAAGTATACCTTGCTATTGTAAACATCAATGGTAATTGGATTAAAGTTTAAAGTTGGACGCTTTACATCTTGAACTTGTTTTGTTAGTTCAACTAATTGTCCTGCGCTGACGCCAAATCCTGTAAAACTTAAACGGAATCTAAATTTTAATTTTGGCATTAACAGACCTTGCCCAGTGGCCGAACTACCGCCGGCCGCTAGGGGTACTGTTATATTTGTTAAGGATGCTGTTGACATTTCTTCTCCTGTATACTTTTATTTATCTGTTTTCTTACTTACCTAGCGAAGCGATTTGACCTGGGTTATACAAGCGAATCGGAACGTAAATAAACTCAACAGCTCTTTCAGGCTCAATAGCAACATCCGCATAAAGCTCATTATTTGCAATAATATCTGGAGTATTGTTTGTTGTATCACAAACCACCAAATAATCGTAAATACCACGTTTTGCAACCAAGTCGTTCAATGCACTACTTAAGACTGCTGCAAACTGGTCACGTGTAGTCTTATCGTTGGGTTCAAATAAGAACGCATTACCAGCACTAGCAAAAATAGTACGCAAGTAATTTACCAAACGACTTACGTTAACGCGGTCCATGCTTTCTGTATTTGGATCACGAGTCTTTTGACCCCAAACAACAATACCAATTCCTGGTAAAATTGTGATTGGATTAATCTTTAGTTGATACAATGCATCACGTAGACTTTGTTGTACACCAGTACGTACAAATTCTCCAGTTGCATAATCTACATAACCTAAGTCTGTAGCATTGTTAACCAATCCACGACGTGTACCTGCAGGAGCAAACCAAGGATAACTTACGTTATCGCTATACAAGTATGTGCGTAGTGCCATGTGACTTGGCGGAACCATAATAGTATTTCCGCTTAGATCTGTGCTCAATCCGCTTGGATAGTACACTGCCAAATAAGGGTCATCAGTTGCCAATCCTGTACCATTGGTATCATTGCTCCAATTTGTAATGTCTACAACGTTAGTATCCAGTCCCATTGGTGTATCACCAATAACAAATGCTGTATTAGCACGGTCATTGTTTAGTGCAACCAAATTTGGAATCAATTCAGGATATCCAGGAGCACAAATTAACTGGTAGCTAAATTGTTCTTCACGGATTTCTGTATTTGCTTCAACTGCGGCATTCATTGCAGCAACTACCATTTGGCGTTGAGCATAATGTCCAGCATATGGAGTATTGTTTGTGGTGTTTAGGCCACTTGCAGTTACCCAAGATGCAGTTTGTAAAGGAGTCCAGTAAGTTGTCTGCGATGCTGGATTTTGGTTTGTGTTAGAATTTTGCAAGCTAACATAAATTGTTGATCCGTAGTACACTGTTGAACCTGTGTTATAAGTTGTAGTGCTACTCCAGTTTGCTACATTAAATGCAGTTGGGGTGAAGTAATCTGCAATGTATTTCTTAACGTTATAACCACTGCGACGTGTGTTGAATAACAACATACCACGTGGATATAATTCTGGGTTAGGTGCGTCTAAGTCAATATAGTTACTTGTTAGGAATGGACTTGGTGATGCATCTGTACCTGTTGTTAATACTTCTGTTCCACTAATAGGATCAGTTGTACCACTTGTGTCCCAACGTGCATCAGCAAATATGATACCGTTTTGACTTACATGATCAGTGTTATCAATTGATACCCAAGCACTGCCGTTATAACGATACAATGCTGGCCAGTTTTCTAAATCACTTGTGTTCAACCATAAATCACCAGCAACAAGACTGCTGCCATCGCTTTGTGCTACTGGTGCGCTGGCTTGTACATTTACACCATTTGAGTCAGTTACTGATAGGTTGTATCCACGAGCATCCGAAGTTACATTTTGGTAACCTTTCCAAGTTGTTCCAGTGTTGATCATGATATCAACAATTGTAGGATCACTGTAGTACCACAATGTGCCATTTGCAGGATCTGCAACTGGTTGGGTCGCACTGTATGTATATGTTAACGGTGCAAATCCACTGATTACTGCGCTTGTTCCGTATACATAAACATTGGTAACACCGCTGATAAATCCTGCAGCACTAATCACTGTAGGATAACTGCCGTTTGGAGTTAATACAATATCGCCACCAGCTAAATGTGTAATAGTAATGCTGCCATTTGAATTAACTTGTGCACTTACATTTGGAATATTGGCTTTGAGGATTGCTGTTACGAAATCAGTTGCGCCTGTGCCTGCAAGAGTAATTGTATATGTTGTCGAAGTAGTTGCTCCGGGCTGAGTTACAGCCATTGTAAAGATCGACCCGTTTGTGAAAGTTGGATTCAATGCGCTACCGGTAGCACTAACTTGTCCGCTGACTTGGCGAACTTTTGGTTTGAAACCAGCATAACCTAGCTTTCCAGTTCCTGCAGGATTTGGATCTTCATCAAGAAAAATTGTTCCGTTTGCAATATTGCTTCCGCCAGCACTTGGATCTAATCCATATATTGCTTGAGCGGTTGTTGGGTACGCTTGTGAAGTTTCTGGATTCCACAATTGTGTAGTTGCATTGTATGTTTTGAATACAAAGTTTGCTCCGCCACCAATTGCGCCAACTTTGAACCAAACGCTACCACTTGGGGCAGCACCCGATCCAGGGGCAGTAGGTGTTCCGGCTGAATAAGAATCTGCAGTGGTCCAATATGGAACACTGGCGTAGTTACTGTATTGGAAACTGGTATTGTTATAAGTACCAGAAGTTAGACCCAATGCATTAATTAATGCAGTATTACCTGCACCATTGTAGGCCGTAGAAATTACGATTCTACCATCACCGGCATTTAGACCAGTTGAAGTTCCGTCACTGTAAATAGCAAGTTGATTGCTGACCACGTCAGCAGAAATACCAGTAATAGCCGCGCTATTAATATTAGCTGCAAATGCTGCTGCTGTTGCAACAGAACCTAAAGTAACAGTATGTCCGTTAATGCTTAAATTACCACTGCTGGTCAATGAAGCCAATGCAGTTGTATTTGCAGTTGTAGCCAATACAGTTGGGTGGCACTTGTGCCAAGCAGGAGTTCCAACCAATACCCATGTATTAGAAATACTTCTTAAGTTCAAATCGCCGCTGTCGTCGCCGGCTTTATAAAACACACGATTGTTTATTGTTGTTGCAACCACTGCATAGCTACCAACAGTACCAATACTTTGTAGTGGAGTTGGCTCGTTTGTCAAGCTACCTTGTGTAGAGGTTGTG